AGTGGGCTGATGCGACTCATTTGATTCCTAATTCATTTTCAGTCATAACTTTGAATTCCCACATACGATCTTCGCAGAACTCAGTTGCTGCCCTCCATTTTGCCTGATTCTTGGCAAATTCATATACTTCTCTGAGGTATCCTTTTGTCTGTCTTTTTGGTCTCTTTGGTTTCATAGTCTGTTTGAATGGTTTAACTTCAATCAAATATCTTTTGATTCGACCTGTATTCTCTTGTACTTTGATGTAAAAGTCTGGAAAGTACCTATGAACCTTATTATCAACAGGTGATCGGTATGGAAGTGCAATTTCCTCACTCCCCCATTCAAGTATTCTTTCATTTTTGTCACAATACACCATGAATTTTCTCTCCCAAAGGGAACGATAAATGATGTTTGTAGGGTCTCCTTTATACTTTTTAGGGTATGATGGATAATATTTTCCCTTATATGACATAAATAGAAATAACAATCATACTTATTTAGAGTGGCAGAGACAACAATAAAACCATTTAACCTATCGGTTGCAAAGAATATTATAGGTCCGTTAGCACAGACCAATCATTTTCTTGTAACCTTTTCATCATTAACACCTGCTGTTGAAACATATCTAGGAAATTATACTGGAATAAGAAACATAAAAACTTTTTTATCAAGGCAGTTAGGTATTTTGTGTAGTGATGCATTATTACCCACTTCAGCACTTGCAACAGCTGAAGTAAAAGATAATTTTATGGGAGTACCTCAACAATTTGCACATACGAGATTTTATACTGATATAAGTTATTCTTTTTATATTGATGAGGATTATACATTGCTTAAAATTTTCGAGGGTTGGATGGAATACATCGCAAGTGGTTCTAATAATGCTGTGGGACAAGATCATCGTGCTTTTTATCGCAGAATGAGATACCCTGACTCATATAAATGCAATACAATGTATATTAATAAGTTTGAAAAAAATTATAAAAGAACTCTTAGATATAGATTTGTCAATGCATTTCCAAAAAGTATTGATACCATCCCAGTTACCTACGGACCTGCTGACATACTTAAAGTTACTGTAAACTTCAATTATGACCGCTATATAGTAAACGGTTAGAAAACCCATATAAATAATTTTACTGAATTGAATATTCATTATGCCTTTACCAAAAATTAATACACCTACTTACGAATTGGTGTTACCTTCATCAGGTAAAAAACTAAAGTATAGACCTTTTCTTGTGCGAGAAGAAAAAATTCTTATAATGGCACTAGAAACAGAAGATACAAAACAGATTACACAAGCTGTTGTGGATATATTATGCTCATGTATCCTCTCAAAGGGTGTTAAACTTGAAAATCTTGCAACATTTGACATTGAGTATTTGTTTTTAAATGTTCGTTCAAAATCTGTTGGTGAACAAGTTGAAGTTAATGTAACATGCCCAGATGATAATATTACTTCCGTGCCAGTTTCAATAGACATTGATTCTATTAAGATAAAGAAAGATAAAAATCATAAAAATATCGTCAAGTTAGATGATTCACTTTCTATTAAACTTAAATATCCATCAATGGAACAATTTATTAATAGTAATTTTGAATCCGCTGAAGATTCTAGTGAGGTAAAAACAACACTTGATATGATTATATCTTGTATTGATATGATTTTTAACGATGAAGAGAGTTGGAATGCATCTGAATCAACTAAGAAAGAACTTGAAGAATTTATTGATCAACTTAATACAAAACAATTTAAGATGATTGAGGATTTCTTTGCTACTATGCCCAAACTAACTCATAGTGTCAAAGTCAAAAATCCTAAAACAAATGTTGAATCAACCGTTATATTAGAAGGGTTAGCATCTTTTTTCAACTAAGTATGGCTCATACGAATCTTGAGGCATACTATAAGATAAACTTTGCATTGATTCAACATCATAAATACTCTTTAACTGAGATTGAAAACATGATACCTTGGGAAAAAGATATCTATGTATCTTTACTTCAGCAACACATCGAGGAAGAAAACTTAAAGGCACAACAAAGACAAAATGGATAAGTCATCTCCTGTATACGAAAATTTTTCTAACAAGATGGAAGCCATGAGTGGCAAGCCTAAGATTAATCGTACCACATTTAAAATAGGTTCGGGTGATTTAACTCAGAGAGTTACTAATAATGAAAGAAAAATAACATTATTAAAAAATATATTTAAGACACAAAAGATAGAGATAGGTGAAAAAATAACTCCTAAAGTTAATACTTTAGAAGAGTCTCTAATGAGTACAACTCAAATATTAGGTGTAATTTCACAAAAATTACAACTTGATATGGATCAAAGAATCAAGGAACAGAAGGCGGCATTTCAAAACCAGAAAAATTAAATCAAGATGATAAAAGGGGTACAAAAGAAGAGGAATTAGAAGCAAAGAGAAAATCAAATATAGTTAAAAAATTAGGAAAAGCAACTATTAAACCATTTGTTGGTATCTTTGATCAGTTAAAACAACTTGGATTAATTTTAGGTACGGGAATAATTGGAACAAATTTGATGAGACTTTTGAAAGATGAGGATTTTCAAGAGAAATTGCAAGGCATATACAACTGGACAACTAAAAATTGGAAAAGTATTGCGATAGCAGGTGGTATATTAGTTGGACTTAAATTAGGATTCACATTATTTAAAGTTTTTAAATTTCTTAAATTGGCAGTAGCAGTTTTATCATCTCCTGTTCTTTTAAAAACATTAGCTATTGCTGCATTAACTTTTGGTGTATTTAAGTTATTAACAAATAAAAGTGACATTATTAAAGGATTTTTTGATAAAAGAGAAAAAAAAGTTGGAGAAGTATTAAATGAAGAAGATCCAACTGTTAAAAAGAATTTATTAAGATTAAGAAGATTGATAGATCCACAAGGAGTTCTTGGAAAAAAATCTACATCTGATAAAAAATTCATTCGTTTCTTGGAAAATAATTTTGTTCTTGCAAATCAACCTGATGAAGAAAAGGTTAAAGCTTATAGAGAATTAATGAGTTTATCCAATTTGGAATTATATAAAAAGTTCCAAAAAGAAGAGGGATCTTCAGGATTGCCATTTTTTATTCCTGACTTATCAAGTTTTTTAAGTGATAAACAAGCACTTGAAAGAGAATATAAAAAACTTTTAAAAAATAAAACAATACCACCAGTAAAAGTAATTGATGGTGGTACAGTAGATTTGAGAAAAAATAATAAAATAAAAGAATTTAAACAGAATAATCTTCCAGCTACAGATATAAATACAATCGCATCCATGAATGTTTTAAATCCATATATGGAACAAGTGCCTAAGTTATTTGGTTTCTCTGACTTGGTATATAATTAAATGGAAGCAGCAGAAAAGTTAAAACTAACAGCAGAAAATCTTAATAGTATGTTATCAACATCTCTTAGGAAAATTTCTGATACAAGAAAAAGAACAAAAAAACTAAAGGCAGTATCTATTTTAAGAAGAAGGAGAAAAAAACAAGAAAAAAAATTAGAAATACCATCAGAATTTAAAAAATCAACCAATAGAATTAATAAAATCTTGCCAAGAGGTTTGGGAAAAAACATGATGACAAGTGTTGTAGAATTGATATCTCTTCTTCTTGTTGGTGTTGCTATTAATAATATTGATGAATTAAAAGAAAAACTAGAAAAATTAAGAGAGGGATTGGATAAAAATGTAAAATTTATAAAAGGTATTGTTGATAATGTTTCAAAGGGAACAAGGGGGTTTATTGCATTGTTTGAATCAGAAGATAGGGAAAAACAATTTAAAGAAATAGAAAAAGAAACAAACGAATACAAAAAGATAGAAAAAGATAAACTTGAAATTGAAAAATTAATGGAAAATTTAAGAAAAGAATATGATATTGTTCAACAAAGATTTAAAAAAGCAGACACAGCAGGAATTAATTTTAATGAAAAGGATGTGACATTTAATAAAACTGGCACATTATCAACTGGTGCCACATTTGAGATTGACGAAGAAGGAGAAAATATAGCAGTAACTAAGGATGGTAAAGAGGAAACATTTAATCTTAGTAAATTTATTAAAAATAATAAAACTGAAATACCTAATATTGTTACAGTTAATAATGAATTAATTAGTAATAATGGAGACAAATTTAAAATAAATACAAAGGATTTAATCTCTGATTTGAATCTGAGAGATGAATTTAATGAGGAAGAATCCGCTGCAGTGACATACGTATTCACAGAAATTAAAACAGGAGATTAATATGTCATTTGCAGGTCCTTCAAACTTTGGTAGTTTCAGAGTATTAAAAAAATTAAAAAGTAGGTTAGAACTATTATTAACAGATCAAGGTGGTCAAGAAACAGAAATAGATATAAAAGGAAAAATATTAGGAGTGAATTATTATGAAAGCATTTATTCACCTATGTTAACTGGAAGTTTTTTAGAATTAGACACAGGTGGAACTGTTAATAATAAAGAAGGTACATCTGGTACATTGAAAGATGCTTTACCAGTAGAGGGATTTGAAGAAGTTTTATTTGGAATAGTAACAGGATCTGGTAGGTTATCTTTTCAAGGTCGTAATTTTTCCACTGGAGGAGATAGAAAATCATTTGTAATAACTGGAAGTCCATATAATTTTGATACTGGTAATAAACAAAGTGCATTTTATCCAATGGTTTCTACAAACGCTTTTGTCAGTGCAAATAGTCCAGTTAAAAAATCATATCCAGATGCACCAATAAGTGAAATTGTTAGAAAAATTCTACAAGATAGAAGAGGTTTAAAATTACCAGATGGTAGAGTATTTGTTGAAGATACTAAAAATACGATAAAACTTACTGGTGATAATCAACCACCATTAGACACTATCCTTAAATTGTGTAAAAAAGCACAACCCTTGGAGGGTGATCCTGGTTACTTTTTCTTTGAAACAAAAAGTGGATTTCATTTTAAATCAATACATGGGATGATTAAAAAGGGTATAGAAGACTATGGTAATGGTGATCTTAATTATAAACGAACACACCAATATAGATATGGTAGTTTGCTAGAAGCCAATTTAGATAATGACACTAATAATTTTAAAATTCTAAAACCTCCTGTTGTAAGAAGGGATCAAGATCAAATGACTGCCATAAGAAATGGTCAATATAAGGTGCGTGTTTGTACGATTGACTCAATAACAGGTGAGTATAAAGAAAAAATTATTCAAGTGGATAATAATCCAAAAGGGACTCTAGGAAAGGTAGACAATCAAAATTTACAAAATGATCAGAATAATGGAACCGATAGTAATGATAATTTTTGTAAAACATTTTCATATGTCTTAAATTATGATGAGGGATCTTCAATAATAGACAACCCTTCAGAATATGAACCAAGAGCAATGATGAAATATGGTATGCTTCATGCACAACTTGTGGATATTCAAGTGCCATGCAACGTAAATTTAGAGGCAGGACAAGTTATTAGAGTTCTTTTTGAAAATATAACTCAAGATAACAAAACTGAAATAGCTTATAATTTACATCGAAGTGGTTTTTATCTAATACTGCATCTGTGTCATCACTTTGACTCAAGTAATTCATTTACATCACTCACACTTGCTCGTGATGGTTACGGTCTTTACAATACGAAAAAATGAATCAAGAAGGCTCACAATTTATAGATCCAAGTAAAAAATCACTTTATGGTAAAGAAGGTGGTCAATTTTGGATTGGAAAGATAGTTGCATATGCTGATCAAGAAGATCAACTAGACGATGGTTTTGGTTGGAGATATAAGGTTCGTATTCTTGGGGATAACTCAGATACTGACCAAATAGAAGATTCATATTTAACATATGCAACTGTTTTGTTACCTACAACGGCTGGAACTGGTGCTGCTTATAAATTAAGATCAGTAAGATTAAGTCAAGGTGACATGGTATTTGGTGTTCGAGGAGGAGGGACAGCAGCACCAAAATTCATCATAGGTGCTTTTCCAAGAACAACAAAAACAATCAATCATAAGGATGAAAGAGGTAATCCCACATATGGTAAAACTGGTAAATTTGATACACCAAAAGGATTTTATGGATCACTTAAAGAAAATAAAACATTAAGTGGTGAATTTAATGAACAAATCGGACCTGGCACACCAGGCGTAACTCCATTAAACCCAAAAACTTACAATAAATCAAATGCAGGTGATACATCAGATACATTATCTGAAGTTGGTTATGATAGAAATCGAGATGGTGTAATAGATGATGCTGAAAAAAAATTAACCCCTTTAAGAACAGCTGAAAATGCACCACCGAAAAAGGATGGTTCAATTACATCGCAACAAATAAGGTTTATGATTAATAATAAATCAGAAGTTGAAGTAAGAGATCAAATATTTGACTCTAAATTAAGTGAGGCAGAAAATGATCGGAACTATCAGTCATACATGATTCAGCAAATAGATAAAGGTGTTGAACAAAATTATTTTGAGTCTAGTCTCGCCGAAAGTGCAAAAAGAGATATAAGAAAAAATAGATATGATATAGCGAGTTTGCGACTTTTCCCACCAAAACCACCTATTAATGAAGGATAAATAAAAATATGACATGTATTCCATTAGCAGTATCATACGATTGTTACCCAAAAAATGATCCTACAAAAATTCAAGGAATTTTAAATAATTTTCTGAAAGGAGCATCTGGTGGGTTAGGTGGCGCTTTCAGTATGGTTAGTAACCTTGATTCAACAGTGACAGAGATATCTGATGCTATGGATGGTTTTACTTCTAGTATGAGTTCTCTTTTACAAGACAAATTAAGTGAATTTGTTGGTCTTGGAATGTTGGCAGCAAAAAACTTTATCTTCAATAAAATAACAAATATTATTGCTGCTGTTGCTCAATTTGATGCGTTTGGTAATGCTGCATTTGCACCAATTAATGGATTGTTTAGTGCTTTTGGATGTCTTGGATCTACAATCAAGAAAGCATTAAAAGGTACAATCAAAAATATGCTTGTGAATATGTTAAAAAAGGGGTTTGTAAACCCTGCGGAGTGTGCAGTTGAAGATTTTATTGGTGCGATTACAAATAAAATAAGCAATGTAATGGATTCAATTGTAGGTCCTTTACTTGCTCCAGTCAACAGTTTATTCAGTGTAGTTGGAAAAGCATTTGGTTCTGTAAAGGGTGTGCTTGCAGGTGGTTTGAGTATACTTGGCAAAGTTCAGGGACTTTTAAATTGTGCTGCTGGTGGAGGAGGTAAGTGTCACGTTCAGAAAGAATATTGTTTGAAAAAAGGTTCAAAGAAACCAAGTAGTGATGCAAGTAAAGAAAATTTTATTGCTAATGCGTTTAATAAAGGAGCAAAAAGACTTGATAAAATAGGAGATAGTCTTGACCCTGATGGTATTAAGGACTGGGCAATATTTGGCGGGGATGCTGAAAGAGAAGATGCAAATTGTAATACAGGAAACATTTTAGATTGTGGACTACCAAGAGTTGAGTTCTTTGGTGGTGGAGGTGAAGGTGCTGTTGGTGATGTAATACTTGGAAACTTTATTGAAGAACTTGATGAACAGGTGAAGTCAATACCCGATCCTGCTAATCCTGGTCAAAACTTTACAAGTTTAGTTGAAGATGTTAAAGTAACTGCGAGTATTATTGGTGTTGATATCAAATATCCAGGTGAGGGTTACACAGAAGAACCAATTGTATCATTTGTAGATAATTGTGATCAGGGTTATGGTGCTTATGGTCGTGCAACTATTGATAAAGATCCAAATTCACCTACATTTGGACAATTAACTGGTGTTATTATGATTTCAGAGGGATTATATTATCCTGCAGATGCTGAAACAGATATATTTGTTGATCGTGTTGAAATAGAAGATGGTGGATTGGGATATAATTTAGGTGATGAATTTGGTGATTTTAAAATATGTAAGGTTGATGAGAGTGGATCTATCACAGAAATGTGTAAAAATACAAAGGCATATCGTGGTTTACCTACTATTAATCCAATATCAATAACAGGAAGTGGTGCAATACTAACTCCAGTAATGACAAGAATATCGACACAGACAGGAGTTACAAATGTTATTGACTGTATTACACCAAGAGATGGTATAGTTGGATATGTTAATGGTAAACCTTATAATGGACCTTTCCACTTGCATCCAACAAGAGGTGTTAAAATGGTAGGAGCAGCTCATACTTCTTCTGCACATGCTATAATATATGCCACTCCACAAGAAAGTTTAAGATCTGGTGGTTCTCCTTCATCAAATGTTGGTTCTACTCAAGTTAATTTAAGATCAATTAAACAATTAATAGAAGAAAGTGAAATTGAAACTGAAACAACTACACCAAGCACATCAACTATGGATACTTATAGTGATCCAGTTGATGAGTCACAAAATAATACTCCACCACCAACACCACCTAGTTCACCACCACCAAGTTCACCACCTCCAAGTAGTGGTTCATCAGGTGGAGGATATGGATATTAATTATGTCTGAAAGTAAAAGTGAAAGTAGAGTACTAGATGTCTTTGGTCCGAATCTTGTTATAGAGTCAAACGGACCAGTTGGTGTTGCAGGTCCTGTTGCATATCAACTTTATTCTGTTACTGATAAAGGTATGAAATATCAGCAAGCACTACATGGTAGTGGACTTGCAACGATAGAGGCAGACGGAACTTTAGAAATACAAACTGGTTTTAAAAATAAGGATAGTCAAATAAGTTATGTTGCTATGGCACATCATGGTGATATGTGTATGACTGCCGAAAAAGGTTGGATAAGAATATATGGAAAAAACATTGTATTAGAAGCAGCAAATGAATTAGTATTGCAAGGTGCAAAAGTTAAAATTGGTAATGAAGCAAATCAAACTTCAATACTTGGAGAGAGAATAGAAATTGGTTCTAAAGAAACTTCAACAGTTGTGGTTGTTGGATCTAAAAGAATAACGAGACAAAGTAATAATATATTTCTTAAGAGCAGACTTGGAAATTTACCTGTTATTGCAGGTGTAGCACAAGCAGCTTTCTTAGGGGGAAATAAAAAAGCATTAACATTTAGTGGTGAGTACAGAGGTGGAATTAGTAATCTACCTGGTGCTTTGTCTAAAGCTCCCAAGTTACCAAGTGTTCCCAATTTACCAAATTTAAAATAAATGGCAATTATACCAGAAGATTTTAATATCGGAGAAAGTCCTAATAATTCCTTTGAGAATCTCTTTATTACAGGAAAACTTAATTATAATTTTGAAAATGATGATTTAACAGTAAAATCAATTAATATTACCTCACCATCTGCATTTACAGGTGATGTAACATTTTCTGGTGATACTCTTAATGTTACTAATGCTATAAATGTATCAGGAATATCAACATTTAATGCTATAAATGTATCAGGAATATCAACATTTAAAGACAATATTGAATTTCATGGAACTAATGGAATATCATCTATTACATTTGATAAATCTCAAAATTCATTGAAATTTCTTGATGAATCGAAAGCTATTTTCGGAACAGGAGATGATTTACAAATATATCATACTAATGAACTTAAGGATCAAACTGATTCTAATGGCGATTCAGTTTGTGATAATAGAACTTCATTAATTAAAGAGAAAGGGTCTGGTGGACTGATATTTAAATCAAATGGTGGAGATGGACCAGGAGCTTATCAATTCTTTGATCAGGGTTGGAGACCAATGTTAAAGATGCATGGTGGTAATAATGCAAGAACTGTTTTATATCATGATGGAAACGAGAGATTAGTTACTACTTCAAGTGGGATAACAGTAACTGGAAGTTTATCTGTTTCAGGGACTATATCTGGTTCTGGATTATTACCAAGTGGTGTAATTTTATTATGGTCTGGTGCTTCTAACAATATTCCAACAGGATTTGTTTTATGTGATGGAAATAACAGTACACCAAATTTATCTGGTAAGTTTGTTGTTGGTTTTGATGCAAGCAATGGTGATTATGATGTAAATGATACTGGTGGTGCAGAGAGTGTTACTCTTACATTAAATCAAATACCATCACATAAACACGATACAACATTCGATAATAAGAAATATTTTCCAGGTGGAGGTTCTACTTCAGTTAGTTATGGTGGTGCTGGTGGTTATCCTGCTGATACATTTAGTATGAGTAACGCAGGTGGTGGACAGTCGCACGAGAACAGACCACCTTTCTACGCACTTTGCTACATTATGAAAACCTAGTTGACACGACTGGACATATACACTATAATGAGTTTCGCAAGTATTTTTTGTATGTTAGATGATTCGGTTGTTGGTGTCATTGTGGACATCTGTGCTAGGTCTTTTCTTGTTCTAAGTGATGAAGGTAGAGAAAAAAAAGTGACTTGTGACGATGTTGATCAATTTATGAGAGTTCTTAAAGTGTGTAATGATACACTTCCAATTGAACTAATTAAATATGATAGTATAAGATCATAAATAAAGTGGTTTGCAAAAAAAACATGAATAAGGAGAAATCTCCTAATAAAAAGACACTAGATAATGTTCGTAAAGTGAAAAAACGTGAAAAAGATGTTGATGATGAAATCATCAGAATTCATATTCTTGAGAATGATGATGCAAGCTAAATAAATTACTTTGCCAAAACTTCCTGTATGTACAAACTCTCTACTAAATTTTGCTGGTTTGACGATGGTAAAATGATAGTGAAGATGTATTTTATCAATGGAATTCCATTTACATTTGATGAGTTACCGTTTGGACATACATGGGATGAGGATTTGTGTAAAGTAGCAGATGCAAATCGCACATATAATCCAGAATACATGTATAAAATGTATGGATATCTAATAATGGAGGAATTACATCCACTTTATTACCCAGTAGAACTGGAAAACCCCGAACTTTTACCTGATGATCTAGAGTATCTTTATGAACAAGAAGAATCAACCTAACTAAATAGATCATAGCAATATTTTGACGATAATACGAAGATGCCCCTTAATAAACTAGAGAATTTTGTCAAGAATACTGAAGGTCGTATTCTTTATGTGAATCCAAATGACATTGATTCGACTGATGCTATCACGAATCAAGGTAATTCACTGGCACAACCATTTAAAACAATTCAACGTGCTTTACTTGAATCTTCGAGATTTTCGTATGTAAGAGGAGCAAATAACGATTTAATTGAAAGAACAACTATATTAATATATCCTGGCGAGCATGAAGTTGATAATAGACCTGGTTTTGCATTAAAGGATGTGGGATCAACTGCAACAGCAGTATCACCTTCTGGTGCAGAAACAGCAGCACAAACTACTCTATCACTAGATTTAACATCAAATTTTGATTTAGCACAAGAAGATAATATACTTTATAAATTTAATAGTATCAATGGTGGTGTAATTGTTCCTCGTGGTACATCAATCGTTGGACTAGATTTAAGAAAGACAAAGATAAAACCAAAATATGTTCCTAACCCAACTGATCCATCAGCACCTAGCACAGCACTATTCCGTGTAACTGGTACTTGTTACTTCTGGCAGTTCTCTATTTTTGATGGTGATGAAGGTGGTTTAGTTTATACAGACCCGATTGATTTCTCTGCAAATAATCAGTCTACTCCTAGTTTCTCACACCACAAACTAACTTGTTTTGAGTATGCTGATGGTGTAAACATTGATAATAGATTTGGATTAACTGACTTAGAGATATACTATGCAAAGTTATCAAACGCATTTAATGTAGCATCTACAAGAGATATTGATCAGAAATATCCAACATCAACTGAAGGATTTGCACCACAAAGACCTGAGTTTGAGATCGTTGGTGCATTTGCATCTGATCCACTCAGTATTTCTACACTTATATCTGGTGATGGTTCAACACCAGGCAATGTTATCACAGTAACAACCACAACTCCTCACGGTTTGAGTAGTGGAACACCGATAAAGGTCAAAGGAGTTTCAGTACCAGACTATAATAT